AGTTTTGCCAAAAGCATACCATCGATTTCTTTTTGTGTATTCTTTCAATGAGTACATATAGCCAGAGTACTGTATTTTATGTTGCGTAGGAACAGTACTGATATTTCGAGGAGCAGTTATTTTGCCATATATCTCAGCTTTCTGAAAAGAAGAGACAAAGAAATTTACTAACATGGACCATGGACGTGCAGCATCTGCTAATGCACGTTGTGATGGTCTAGATTGTCTTTGCTCAACATCTTCAGCGCCAAGTGGAATCCCTGTGGCGCGTACGTTTTCCGGGATGAGAAATTTGATAAACTCATCCTTATACTTATGGTACTTCGGTGCTATGTCAATGGCTAATTTCTTATTTCTTATATCAACTATTCTGTCCTTGACACAGCGTATTTCATTGTTGCGTGACCTCATGGGGGCGAAACCACCCTCAATATATTTTTCCATATTCATTAAACGCCTCGCTGAAGGTTTACCCTCTTCAAAGGGTGAACCTGTTGTAGCCTGATAAGAGAAATCATCTTCTAACTCATCAGACGGTGCGCGAGGGTTTATTGTTTGGACTGTACCAAAATTATACTCTCCACGTTTAAACATCTGGATAAACGTGGTTGAAGCCGACAATGGGTTAACAACTTCGAATGCTCCGAGTGCTCTCTCGACATCACTATACGCAGGTTTCGCCGCATCTTTAGTGCGGCTGAGTACGGTGTGAAACACCTCTTCGGGCATTACTGCGCAGTTGTTAACTGTAGGTTGTCCAATACTAACCATGGTAATGTAGCGTTCTGTTTTGACGTCTTTCTTCAAATATCGGGAAAAGTTGTAACCAGCGTGGCTAAATTTTCTGCGGGCTAACCGATAACCTGGTAAATACCAAGCTAACGGCCCGTAGATTTTCCGGACGGGAAATAGTCCGACAATCTTCCTAGTGACATCATCTGCTACTGCGATCGATTCTACCAGGTAGAGAATGCTACCCCACCAGTAATCTACTGTTATAGTATCATTCTCATAATCCCATATGGGATGTTTGTACTTTGAACCTCCATTTATCATCGTCGTCACTTCATCTTCAAATATGTTATAGACACCGTCAGCGACGTGTCCAGCAACATCTAAAGGGTTGAACGTGTAGAGTATAATGGGTTGGCACAGTTCCATAAATTGAGGCATGTCAACGTAGTAATCAACATCAATCATCTTGATGATGTCACTACTCTGCAATTCATCATTACGGCCTTCCATGGCCATATCTTTCGTTACGTAGTACTCCCTGGTACCACGTATATTCTCACGCATGTCTTTGGCAGACATAGAGATAGAGAAAGGTTCTCTACCGGCCCGATAGATAAATTGATTTATCTTTTCATTGGCCATACCTCTAATGCCCGCGGCAATCGGGTGAGAATGATTTTTCATCATTTTTGCAGATCCCAGCTTTAGACGCCGGAAATCGACGCGAAGGTCATCAGGTAACATTATTGAACAACGACTGAGAGTCCATGATCTCAGGGTTGTACGGCTCCATAGTTTTGCGCGATTG